AACAACTTAGACACCTCACTTGCTGAGTTGTCAGTGTTTGATCTGACACTGTTGTCTTGGCGCATGAGATGGCTAGCCACAGCAAGAGACAACCAACGAACACCTGCCGGTAATTGGGATGTTTGGTTGATCTTGGCAGGACGAGGGTTTGGCAAGACAAGGACAGGGGCGGAGGACACGGCTTGGTATGCAACACAGAACCCAGGTCACCGTTGTTCCATCATTGCACCAACCTCTGGCGACATCCGAGACACATGCATTGAGGGGGAGTCAGGTATGTTGTCTGTCTTACCTGAAACCATTATCCGTTCTTATAACCGAACGATATCGGAAATTGTCTTAGAAAATGGATCAGTCATCAAAGGTTTTTCAGCACAAGAACCAGATCGACTTCGTGGTCCACAGCATCATAGGGTTTGGTGCGATGAGTTGGCAGCATGGCAATACCCAGATGAGACATGGGACATGATGAAGTTTGGATTGCGTCTAGGCGAACACCCACAAGTAGTTGTGACTACCACACCAAGACCCATTGAGTTGGTGAGGAAGTTGATAAAGGATGGTGAGAAGAAGAAAGGCTCTGTCTATGTGACTCGTGGCTCAACTTATGAGAACAAAGACAACTTGGCAAAGTCATTCATAGAGCAACTGTCGCAGTATGAAGGCACCCAATTGGGGCGACAAGAAATCTATGCCGAGGTCATTGACCCAGAAGAGTCAGGCATAGTGAAGAGAAGCCAATTCAAGTTGTGGCCTGCAGACAAGCCGTTGCCAGGCTTTGAGTACATTGTCATGTCCTTGGACACAGCGTTTACTGAAAAGACAACCGATAAAAAGACACATGATGCAGACCCAACAGCATGCTCTGTCTGGGGATTGTTCAGGCATGAGAAGCGACCACACTTCCTGCTCCTTGACTGCTGGCAAGATCATCTGGGACTGCCAGATCTTATTGAACGGGTGAAGAAAGAGTACAAAGTCAAATACGGTGATGAGGATTTCCGACCCATCATCCAACCCTTGGTTGGTCCTAAGCATTCAGTCCTGGGTGGCAAAGCGGTTGATTTGTTGGTGATTGAGGATAAAGGGTCAGGGATTTCTTTGAGACAGATGCTCTCGCGTGAAGATATTTTGGCATACCCTTATAATCCAGGCAGGGCAGACAAACTTCAGCGACTGCATGCCGTATCTCACCTCTTTGCTCATGGACATGTCTGGGTAGTGGAATCGGAAAAGCGTCCTGGCATGCCACGCTCCTGGGCAGATCCCCTAATCACTCAGGTTTGTAGTTTCCATGGTGAAGGTTCAATTAAGCATGACGACTTCGTCGACTCTACAACTCAAGCCCTACGACTACTTGCTGACCGCAACCAAATGGCTGTCACCTTGCCCGTCAAAGAACCCAAAGCCCGCAAGCCAGTGATCGACCGCCATAACCCATACGCCGCGTAAAGGAACATAGCATGGCAGATACCGATGACACAATGGAGAAGCAACTGGGCGAGATGATTCCAGTTGATGAAGACAACAGTGATGTAGAAGATACAGAAGATGGCGGGGCAATGGTCAAAATAAGTGACGCCCCTCTCCCCGGTCAATCAGAATTCTATGCCAACTTGGCTGAAGACATGCCAGAGTCAGAGCTCGCCCTCATGGGTTCGGACTTGTGTGAGTTGGTTGAGAAGGATAAAGAGGCGCGGAAGCGTCGGGATGAGCAGTATGAGGAAGGCCTAAGGCGGACAGGCCTTGGTGATGACGCTCCTGGAGGTGCAGCATTTACCGGTGCATCCAAAGTCGTTCATCCCATGTTGACTGAGGCCTGTGTTGACTTCTCCTCTCGGGTGATGAAAGAAATCTTCCCACCCATGGGTCCAGCAAGGCAGGAGGTCATTGGGGATGTGACCAAGGCGAAGTTTGAAAAGTCAGAACGCCTGACCAAGTTCCTCAACTGGCAAATGACCAAACAGATGCCAGAGTTTAGGGCAGAGCTTGAGCAGATGTCTACCCAAATGCCATTGTCTGGTGTGCAGTACATTAAGTTGACTTGGGACCAAAGGCGCAAGCGTCCATTACCATCATTTGTCTCATCAGACGACATCTTGTTGCCCTTTGCTGCCAGTAACTTTTACTCAGCAGAACGCAAAACCCATGTGCAGTACATCACCAAGTTAGAGTATAGTCAACGGGTAAAGTCAGGCATGTACCGAGACATTGCGTTAACACCTGAGCCCCATACACCTGAGGTGTCGAAGTCAGAAACAGCAAATGACAAGATAGAAGGACGCAAGTCAGATGCTTACAACACTGATGGGTTGCGAACAATTCTTGAGATTACTGTTTACTACGATGTAGAAGACGATACTGACGGTCCTGCGCCCTATGTCATCTCAGTTGACAAAACCACACAACAAGTCCTGTCTATCTACCGCAATTGGGAAGAGGAAGATGAGTTGATGAATGAGTTGGTGCATATCATCGAATTCCCATTTGTTCCATGGCGCGGTGCTTACCCCATTGGCCTGACTCATATGATTGGTGGCTTGTCTGCTGCTGCCACTGGCGCTTTACGCGCTTTGCTTGACTCAGCACATATCAGCAATTTCCCAGGTCTCTTAAAACTTAAAGGCGGCACAGGTGGACAGACAGACCGCATTGACCCAACTGAGGTGCATGAGATAGAGGGATCGTTTGGGCAGGATGACATTCGCAAAGTAATGATGCCCATGCCTTTCAACCCACCCTCACCTGTCCTGTTTCAACTGATGGGCTTTTTGATTGATGCAGGTAGAGGCGTAGTTAGAACAACATTTGAGGAATTGGCAGACACCAATGCCAATGTGCCTGTTGGCACTACTCTTGCGCGTATGGAACAGGGCATGACTGTGTTCTCCTCCATCCACGCCCGTGTCCATGACGCCATGGGTCGCCTGTTGCAGGTCCTATACCGCATCAACCGCTTCTACATGGAAGAGAAAGAAATCTATGATGACACCGGTGAGCTGCTAGCTTATCGCAAGGACTTTGAAGGTCCCATGAATGTGGTGCCTGTATCTGATCCCAACATCTATTCTGAGACCCAGCGCTTTGCTCAAGTGCAGGCAGTGGTACAGCGCTCAGACACTCACCCAGGGTTGTACGATGCGAGGAAAGTAGAGGAGTTGTTGTTGAAGCAACTCAAAGTGCCAGAGGGTGAGGCACTCCTGACCCCCAAACCAGCCATGGAGGAGATGAATGCAGTCAATGAGAATGTGGCAGCAAGCATGGGACGGCCCATTGTTGCATTCCCAGATCAGGAGCACTTAGCACACATCCAAGTACACCTTGACTTCATGACTAGCCCTGTACTCGGTGCAAGTCGAATAGCAGCCCCAACCGCTTTGCCTGTCCTACTCTCTCACCTCCGTGAGCACATGGTGCTGTGGTATGTGAGTCGAATGGTTGACGTAGCGTCAGAGGCTGCTGGTCAACCCATTGCAGAACTTCGTGTGAAGGCCTCGACAGAGGAGAAGAAAGCGTTTGACCAAGTCATGGCAGCAGCAAGCCAATCAGTGGTCAAAGAGGTCAATCAATCATTCCAGGCCTTGCCTCCCATCATTGAACAAGCAGTGCAGTTGCTTCAATCCATGCAACCACCGGATCCCAACGATCCCGGCACAGAAATTGCCAAACAGGAAGTGGCACGCAAGCAAGCAGCAGATCAGGCCAACATGGCTGTTAAGCAAGCGGAGATTGCAGACAAACAACAACAGCGTCAAGAACAGTTGGCAATGGATCAGCAACGGCAGCAAGCAGAATTGGCTCGTGAACAAATGCGCCAACAGGCAGAGGATGCCCGCAACCAAGACAACAACCAGACTAAGATTTTTGTTAACTCAGAAGACAACCAAACAGCCAAACAATTGGCAGCACTTGAAGTACAGAGTGGTGAGAAGATCGGCTACTCAACTGGCACAGGCATCAACCCCAACCCTTAAGGAGTTATCATGGAAGCATTGAGTTTACACAAACAAATGGCAATGGGTAAAAGCTACCCAACCAGCATGCAAGGTTCTGGAAAAGATCCAGCACCCACACCCGCCAAGCCCACAGGCGAAGCAAAACAGTATCCCAAAATGACGAAGAGCCAAACACCTATGCCAGCCAAGCGTGCGACAAGCGGCGGTTGATAGATGTTTGCTAAGCTCATCGGTCTGCTGAAAGAGGAGCAGAACAGTGTTGCTCACCGTGCCCTGAAAGTTCCACCTGGGCCCGATAAGAGCGTAGAGTTTGAGTATGGGAAGTCAATAGGCTATTATCAAGGCTTAGAAGCTGCCCTTTCAAAAGTGGAGCAAGTCCTGAAGGATCAGGATGAGCGTGATTTTTAACCCAGCAATCGGAGAAGCGAATGCTACTTGAACTACCTTTGTCAATGTCATATGACTCCTTAGAAGATGCCTTTCCAGAAGTGGATCCTGGCATCATCCCATTTGGTTCACGAGTCATGGTGCAAGTTCGCCGTGCCAAGTCACAGACCAGTGGCGGAATTTACATTCCAGAAGAAGCCCGTAAGACAGAAGCCAGCAACACTCAGGTGTCCAAAGTTGCGCTTGTAGGCCCATTGGCTTTTAAGAACCGCAACACAATGGACATGTGGCCTGAAGGCGCTTGGTGCAAGCCAGGTGATTTTGTCCGCACACCAAAGTATGGTGGTGACCGCTGGACTGTGAAAAAAGATGGTGAAGAGATTGAGTTTGTCATTTACAACGACCTCGACATCATTGGCAAGATCACAGGTGATCCTATGCAAATCCGTGCATTTATCTAAAAGCTGAAAGGAGCTTGAAATGAACAAAAAAGCACAAGACGATGTGTTAGAAGAGATTGATGATGATGAATTGGATGAACAGGAAGAGCCATCAAAGACAAAGGAACAAGAATTAGTTCCGGTTGATGAGAAGCCAGAACAAGACGATGATGATGAAGACCGTCGCCTAGCACCTGACAATGAAGATAGGGAAGACCTCCGCCGCCGTAGGCGTGAAGAAAAGGTTGACCGTGCCCAAAGGCGCAAACTTGCCATTGAACGGGACAAGGCAGAACTTCAACACCTGAAACAACAGAATGAAGAACTACTCCGCCGGGTGCAAGGCATTGAGCACAAAAATGCAACCTCTGAATACGTCTCCTTGGATCAGCAAATAAAAGCTGCACAAGAAGAGTCAAGGGCGGTGGAGCACATTATTGCAAGAGCGGTTGAGGCGGGCAATGGAGATGATGTTGCCAAGGCAATGCGTATAAGAGATGAGACAAAAGACAAACTTCGTCAACTCGAATATACCAAAAACAATTTCAAAAATCCAACCACTCAGCCTGTTCAAAACACTCAGCCACAAGCCTTAGCCACTCAGTTAGCACAGGACTGGATGAAAACCAATTCTTGGTATAAGCCAAACTCTGGTGATGAAAAGTCAGACAAAGTTTTGAAAATTGACCAGGGCATGGCGAACGAAGGATATAATCCCAACACATTAGAGTATTGGCGGGAATTGGATAAACGAGTGGAGGCATTGAATGATGACAACTCGCAACGGTCAGGCAAAAGGGGTCCACCCCTTGGCTCCGGCCGTGAACACGCCCCCCGCAGTACTCGCAACGAAGTATACGTGTCACCAGAACGGAAGCAAGCAATGATTGATGCTGGCGTCTGGGACGATCCTACCGCAAGGCAACGCTACCTCAAGCAGTATGCCAAGTGGGATAAAGAAAATTCAACTCGCTGAAACTAAGGAGTGAGCACCATGACCGATGAACGACTGAAAAAAACTTCTGACCCCGCACGTGAATCTAGGGCAGCACTTGATCGTGCCGCCAAAGAGGCGAGGGAATTGTCGGACGACGATAGAGTCGAAATGTTTAGGCAGCAGTTCTTCCAGAGCGCATTGCCTGATTTACCAAAGATCCCCGGTTACCACAGTTGCTGGTTGACCACCACAAACCCACGTGATTCCATTCAAGGTCGTATGCGTCTCGGCTACGAACCAATCAAGCCTGAAGATGTTCCGGGCTGGGAATACGCCACGATCAAGACTGGCGAATACGTAGGCATGGTTGGAGTCAACGAAATGCTAGCCTTTAAACTTCCTATGCGTCTCTATGAGACCTACATGACTGAAGCACATTACAGCGCACCCCTGCGCGAAGATGAGAAACTTCAAGCCATGGTGGACCAGATGAAGGATGGCATTATGGCTGCTGGTGGAAGTATTATCGAGGGTGATGGTATGCAGGACTTGCGTAAAGCACCGGGTAAAGCAGTTTTTACTGACTAACTCTAAACTTCGAACGACATTCTCTTAAAGGAAACAAACATGTCGAATACTGTAAATGCACCCTTCGGGCTTCGTCCCGCTTACCACCCCAGTGGTTCTGTGCGCCCGCAGGCATTCACCTTGGCTGATAACTATAGCTCCACATTGCTACAGAATCAGCCAGTGAAACTTGCGGCAGACGGAACACTGGCACCTGCAGCAATTGGTGACGCCTTCATTGGTACTTTCCAAGGTATTGAGTTCACTGACTCTGACGGTCGTCGTCGCGTATCCAACAAATTCATTGCCAGCACAACTGCCACGCAAATTGTTGCTTATGCAACTACTGACCCAATGATTGTTTATGAAATTCAATCAAACGCTGCTATCAACGTAACCAACATTAGCAACCAATTTGACACAGGCACAATTACCGCTGGTTCACAAACCACGGGTTTAAGTGCTGTTGTTTTGGATGTTAGCACTGTTACTACATCAGCTAGCGCGCAATTGCGTCTGATCGGCATTACACCCGGCGCAGATAACGCATTCGGTGATACTTATGTGATCTGTCAAGTCGAGATCTCCGAGCATCAATATGTTGCTGATAAAGTTGCATTCTAAGGAGTAACAGACATGAAACAAAAACTTTTGTCCGTGTTTAACGCGGTTAGTACTAGCACCAAAAACTTCTTCTGGAGTTTAGGCGAAAAACTGAGCGACATGCTCTTTGGATATATGGTCCGAAGTGGTATGGTCATGTGCGCTGTTCCTATGCGTTCTACTGACTTCCGCTCAATTGTTGAACCTATTCTGAATGAGGAGTTCGATGGTATTTATGACCAACGTGCCGATGAGTGGAAGCAAGTCTTCTCAGAGCGTCGAGGCATTCCACGTAACTATCACGAAGAGCCTGTCCTGTACGGATTTGGTGCAGCTCCTGAGCTGCCCGATGGCATGCCCGTCACCTATCAAGCAGGTGGTGTGCTGTTCAATGCTCGTTATGTCTACAAAGTCTTCGGCTTGGCTTTTGCCTTGACCAAAGTCTTGGTTGAAGATGGCGATCACATTTCCATTGGTCAAACCTACGCCAAACACTTGGCACAATCGTTGATTGAAACCAAAGAAACTCTGTGCGCTAACATTCTGAACCGTTCCTTCACCGGCGGTGCTTATGTTGGTGGTGA